AAATCAGCACCATCAATCTTATTTGGATTGCCGGCTAGTTTTGCTATTTTCATTTGTTTAGCTGATAAATTTTTCTTTGGACCAAACGTTTCTTTTATTTTTTGAACGTTTGTTTTTCTTTTAGGCATAGTGTCTCCACCAAATCTTCTACCGATTCTGCCACCATTAGCTTTTTTATCTACAATTTTTCTAATTTTTTCTTTGTATTTAGATAAAGGGTTTTTAGTTTTAACATCTATTTTAGTTTGGTCTGATGTTCCTTGTAAAATTTGGTCTCTTGATTTAATTAATTTATCAGCGGCTTTTTTCTTTTCTGCTAAATTTTTTCCTGGTTTAACTCCAACAATAGTTGTTGACATATTTCCTCTTAAATTTTTTGGCGTGCTAGATGATCTAGCTGCATCAAATACTTTTTGAAAACCTTTATAAAGATTTTTACCTAAATTATAATATCCAGACATTATTTTTTTCCTCCGTGATTTTTAAAAATCTGTGTACCTTTTATACCATAAATACTTGCCACGACAAGGATCCATAAATTTGTGAACCAGCTCGGAAGTGTAGAAAACATATCAAAGAACAATTTTACCTTGTCCATAGCAGTTGGATCGTCCGATACCACTGCCCAGGCCAAAATTACTATTGGCGCCGAGAGAATTATCAAAACTGCCTCGTCTTTCCAGTCCGATTGACGAGCTTCAAGTAGTTTTCCCTGGTAAGCTTCTTTTCCTTCGGCCATACGAGACGCATGCATAAGCTGTGCATCTGACATAGCTATTTTAGTCTTCTGCTTGTTAGCATAAATCTTACTTCCAGCAGAGACGGCTAGTTTAATTGCCGATAACCACATAATTTAGTACCAAGTAGCCGGTTTTTTCTTTTCAGCTAACATTCTTTTTTGTCCTCTAACTTTTTCCTTGTCTCCTGTAGGAATATAGTTGAAAGCACCATCAGCTGTAGTCTTAGATCTTGGATCTATCTCTACATTCTGTTCTGGAATGTCTATTAGCTTTGCTTTTTTATAGTTTATCATAATATTATCTCCTTAACATTAATTATCGTCTATTACAACATTTGCTTGATCAATTCCTGCCTTTGCAAGACTGACTCCAGCTCGTAATTTTGCTAAATCTTCGTTTTGATCCATTTTATCTTCTGCAATTTCTTGTGCTTGCATTAGTTTAGAACGATTTAGATCTAGATTTGCTTCATCAGTGTTCTTTTTACGTTCATTTTCCATTGCACGCAAGTCAACTTCACGTGATTTTAATTTTAATAGAGGGTCATTGTCAAATTGTGATGTAATTTGTTTCTCTTCCTTCATATATTCTTCTGTCATCTCTGCAATTAAAATTGCTTTTCGTGCTTCTACTTGATTTGTCATCGCTTGAAGCTGTGCTTGCAGCTGTGGATTAGTTGCTGCTTGTTGTTGCATCATCATCATCTGCTGCATTTGCTCTCTAAACTCTAATTGTACCTGTTCTTGTGCCATCAAACTAATATGCTCCAAAATATTTTTTTGTATTGCTGCCATTACAGCCGGATTATTTCTTACAATGTTAGTAGACATAAAATTTAAGTGAGCTGTGATGTGTGCTCTGTGATCTTGACCAGGGAAAGCTTGAAAAGGTTTGCCACCTAAAGCATTTATGTGTTCTAAACTTGGATCCATCGGTGCCATTGGTGCTGGTGGTGGTAAAACTGCATCAACATCTTTTACACCAATTGCATTGTACATGTTTCTATAGATTTGATACATATTATGTAATTGTGGATTTGATGTTGCAATCTGCAACTGAGTTTGTGCAAGTGTAATTCTTTGAGACATAGAAAATATATTAGGATCTGCAATTGGTACAACATCTACTCTATCATCGAAGTCTGCTTGTTTTATATTTCTTACTCCACCTACAACATCGTAAGGATATTCTGGTGGTAAATATTGTGCAACAATTTTAGATAATAATTTAAATTCATTTTTCATTGCTGCGTAACATCTTTTATGAATAGCTGACATTACTCTTGAACCACGTTCTAACAATGCAATTGTAGTTCCAACAGCTGCACCTTGGTTTCCATCACCAACTTGCATGTCAGCAATAGCCGCGAATCTTTGACCCGCACCAACTACAACACCCATTAATTGTAATAATGTTTGAGAAGGTTCTTTATATGGTAAAGGAAAGAATGCATCTCTTAAATTACCACCGGGTGCATCTACATCTTTAAACTCACCTGGTTGTATCGGTGATGCTTCATCTCTAACTCTTACACCTCTTTGTTTAAATCCTGCTGGCAGGTTTGATAATGTTCCTGCATCTAATAATTGACGGAGAGCCGCCGTTGCCGTACGACTCAATCCGCCAATCATGTGAATGAGTCCAAAGCCATAAAACCCTAGTCCTGGCAGAAATTTGAAGTGGACAAAATATTGGATTTTATTTTTCTTTAGATCATCGGGCGCGTAGTTTCGTCTAATAGACAAAACTTTCCTATTGCCTTCTTCTACAGTTACTATGTAGGGCAATTTTATTCCAGTCGGCTCACCTTGAGCATCGACTTCTTCGAAACCTTCTAAGTCTAAATTAACATGACACTCTAACAAAGTATAAACAGGTTCGTTCTTTCCTGTTTTTTTTGTGCCATCTAATTCACGTTCTTTTTTTTCTAGTTCTCCATTACTATCTGTACCTGGAGGACCTAATTCTACATCTCTGTAGAAACCACTGACTTGTTGTTTTCGTAATTCGTTTTCAGAAATTTTTACGGTATGAATAACTGCCTCCGCATCGTCTAATGAGGTAGCCGTATACGGGACAATTAATTCATCTGCAGGTACAAACTTAGATACTGCTCGTCCCATTGGTACGTCATAGTATATTTTTTTAAAAGTTGATCCTGCTAATGGTAAATGAAATAACATAGAATCGAACTCTGATTCATACTCTTTCATTTGATCCATAATTAAGTAATTCATAAAATCTTTAACACGAGTTGCTTGTTGTTCTGTTTGTGGATTTTTAATTCCTACAACTTGTGTTCTAACTGGTCCATCTGCCGGTAATAATTCTTTGTAAGCTTGTGCTTGAAACTGAGTAACAGCTTCTGCAAGAACTGGGTGAGTTGCACCACTAGCTCCTTGAAAAGGTTCTGTTCTATTTTCATATTTAAAACCTAAAAGATCTAATCCAGTTGTATAAGCGTTCTCCCATTCTTTTCTAGAAGATTTGTAATCCATGTAGTTTTGAACCATCTCGTTTCCAATTGGCTCTAAAACATCATCAGGTAAAAGTTCTGATAGGTTATCAAAGTGTGATTCTGTTCCTGGTACGTTGATTGATCCCGGTTCGTAATCTAAAGTTACGCCACCATCTTCTTCTGGTATGACCTCAATTGGTCCTTTTTCTTCTACTGGTTCCTGAACAGCAACATCTAATAATTCCTCTTCTGAAGGAATCTCAAGTTTGTTTCTAGTGTTCGGGAGTCCTTTATCTATATCTGCCATTTAATACTCCTATATTTTAATACCACGTTTTAATAGTCCTGGCAACCCTTGTGGATTAGGTCCTGATACTGGTGCTGGACCTGATGATACACCAGCTAATTTAGCTATACCACCACCTGCAAAATAATTTTCATAATATTCTTCCATTTGACTAGGATTCATAGTTGTACCCATAACAGGGTGATAGTTTTGTTTTACAATATTCATATCAAGTGCACGTTGATTTTTTTCTTCTTCACTCATTGCTGATAGTTTTGCAGCATCTGATGTTGGTTCAAATATACTTCCTATAAAAGGAATTTTTTGTGCTGCTCTTACATAAGGTCTTGTGATTGAAGATAGATCAATATCTTTATTTATTCCAGGAATTAATGATGTAGGTACACTTAGTCCAGTCTCCATTAAATTTTGTGGTAAGAAACTTTTTATTGGATTTAGAATAGTTGATGTAAAATCACTACCCATTGTGCCTTGATCTGGATACACTCTATTTTTTCTATCAGGTAAAGTTTTATTATATTGTTTACGAGCAAGATATTCAACAGCACTATTGTAGTCTTTAAATAAATCATCAAAGTTTTCTAAAGATTTTATTTTGGTTGCTTGATTTTTATATTGATTTTCTAAATCAGAAATTTTATTTTGTTGCTGTTGAATATCGAATTCTCCTGATAACCCTGGTCCATCACCTCCACTTCCAATATCTTGAGTAATAGAACTCATTTGAGTTAATAATGATTTTTCTTTTTCTATGCTTTTTTCAAGATCTAGTATAGTTTTTAATTCTTGAAACCCTGTAGTGTTAACACCAATTTCACTTCCAGCATTTGTAAGGTCTGTCATTCTTGCTTGGTCAACCTCTCCTGCAAGACCAAAACTAGCATCTCTTTGTGCAATTTCTAAAGCTGTAGCGTGTGGTGTTCCTTTAGATATTTCGTTATTATAAGTTGAAAATGCAAAAGCAGCTTCAATCGCTGCTCCAATTGGTCCACCTAACGCTGTAAATACTTTTCCAAATTGTTTAACACCTGGAATTTTAACAATCTCTTTTGCTATTTGATCTATTGGAAAACCAGAGTTTAAAGCAATAGTAACTTTTTTTGCAACTGCTGGATTTTTTTGTTTTATAAGTTCCAGTGTCATATTTAATTGAGATTGATTAAATTTTTTTCCTTCAACTAAAACATCTTTTTGAAGAGGTGCTGTTCCCTGTATAATTTCATCAATAACGTTTTGAGCGTTAGGATCAAAAACTTCTTTCTGTAATTCATTTAAAATTAATTTTCTTGTTTTAGCATCAAATGTTTTATTTCTATTTAAAGCAGATAAAGCAGAGTTGATTCTTTGTGATGCAATTTTAATATCATTAAAAGGACTTTCAGCTACACCTCTTGAATGTTCAATAGCAAAAGGATTACCAAAATTATCAAAACCCGTTTGATATACTTCAGACATTAATTTACCAAAACTAATTTTTTTACCTTTGAGATTACGTGGATCTGAAACTGGAGTTGAAAGTAATTTATCATAAGTATCTTTTGCTTGAAAAACTTCATCAAACATTCCTGATGATACTGTGCCTTTAGACCATTTCATGTTGTCAGCATCTATTTTTGTCATGTCCCATTTAGTAGAGCTTGGATCTGTTGAGTCTATAAAGTAAACACTATTTGGTTTTAGAACCCTAAAGCCATTTTTATTTTTAGGAATAGTATCCCAATCAATAGGTTTATTTGTTTTTTTATCATAAAACTGTATCTGGCCGCCACTTGTTTTATTTAATTGATGATAGTTAAAATTTCTAAGTGCATAATCAAACACATTCTTGTTTGCTCTATTAGATAATTTAATATCAGAAGTCCAACTGATATTACCTTTCATTCTATAATCAGCGTTTTCTAGAATTTGATTTAAAGTTCTACCTTCACCTTCTGTCCATAGATTACCTTGATTAGCAAATTTTATTTGTTCTATGTTTTTGTTATAAGAATCATTCATATTTAAACCTTCAATGATTCCAGCTTTTCCTGCACCAGTAATATTAGCAATTACTTTTCTTAAAAGACTTCCTTCAACTTTCATTGTCTTACTTAATTTTTTAGGCTTATTTAATTCTATGTCATTATCTAATAAGTAATCAAAAGTTTTACTTACTTTTACAGCCTGTGAATCTAGAGCATCAATATAACTTCTATATGCTTTAGTATTAATAACAGGAGAAATAGATATTTTTTTTTGAATATCCATCCAAGGTACAAACTTAAAATTGTTATTAGCTTGCCCAATTAATACATTCAATAGTTCACCTTTTTTAACACCCGTATTTATAACATTAAACGTAGATGCATTGCTTCTATAGTATCCAACTCCAGCGTGTTTTAATTTTTTACTTTCTAAAAAAGATTTCCATGTTGGAGTCTTAGACATATTTCCATTATCAAAATCTTTTACAACTTTTGTATTAAACTCATTGGCTAATTTGTTTCCTTCTACTACTGTGGTTTTTTCTTTAACTCCTTTTTTTGTTCCTTTATACCCGGGCCGTGATCCATCGTCACTGGGTTGTACCAACATACCACCGTCTTGAAATTCTTTTCTAAAACTAAAACCAATTCCTTTATCATCTCCTTTTAATCCA